ATCACGAGAACGGTCTGCGTTACGCAATATTAGATGATGGTACATCCGCTGAACTGAATGAGTTCATAGACCTGTACGAAAAATATGCACAAACCCCTGAAGAAATAGTTAAGCTACAAATAGTAGATACAGGTGAAACCGACCTGATGAAGGACGGACCACCTTGTTTACAGATACTTTGTAAGCAGCGCATAAGCGAGGGAGGTAGAAATAATGGTCTATTCAATATCGGGGTATACCTGCGCAAGGCGTATCCAGATAGTTACGAGTCCGAAATACTACGCTACAACATGGAGTACCTGTCTCCGCCATTGCCACTACCAGAGGTCAACATAGTTGCGAAGCAGCTAGACCGCAAAGACTACGCCTACAAGTGTTCTGATGCGCCGATCAACGCGCACTGCAACAAAGAACTGTGCCGCACACGTAAATTCGGCATAGGAGCCGCTGTAGCGGGCGCTACGATAGCGAACCTACGCAAGTATAACTCTACCCCTCCCGTCTGGTTTATGGACGTTAACGGCGAACCACTGGAGTTAGACACTGAGGCTCTGATGAGCCAACCCTTATTTCAGAAATACTGCATGGAGCAACTTAACTTCATGCCCCGGTCCGTTGCCAAGCAGCAGTGGGAAGGCCGGATAAGCACACTAATGACTGAGATGCGCGACAACGAAAGTGCGATCATGGAAGTATCGCAAGACGCCAGCATCAGTGGTCAGTTCTACGATTACCTTGAAGAGTTTTGCAGCCACCTACAGCAGGCGCAAGACAAGGAAGAGATACTATTACGCCGACCTTGGACCGATGAAGAGGAAGAGGTTACTTACTTTAGGCTCAAGGACTTTGAGAATTATCTGAAGAAGAACAAATTCTTTGAGTACAAATCGCATCGCATTGCGCAACGTTTGAGAGACATTAACGGCGACAGTATTGTATTAAAGATCAAGGGACGAGCAGTACGTGTTTGGAAAATACCAGCGTTTGAAAGTGCTGAAGTAGATTTAAAAACGCCTTCATTTGGACAGGAGGAGGCTCCGTTTTGACAAAGCTGTTAACAAAGTATTGGCGTCATATGAGAGACCTAGAAATAGTTGACATGATAGATAGACAACGAATGACCATGACCGCAGTGGGAAAGTTCTGGGGTATATCTAAACAACGGGTGCAACAGATTTACAGTAGGGAGAAAAAGAAAGATGTTTAGAATCTTTGGACCTCCGGGCACAGGAAAAACCACCACCTTGCTCAACATGGTGGACAAGGCGCTGTCGGATGGAACATCCCCTGACCGTATCGCATTCTTGGCCTTTACTCGAAAAGCGGCAAATGAGGCAAAAGAGCGGGCGGCTGCTCGTTTTAACTTAGACCCTAAGAAAGACTTGGTGTTCTTTCGGACACTGCATAGCCTTGCTTTAACAATGTCTGACATACGCCCCGAACAAGTCATGCAGGAAGAGAACTACCGTGAACTTAGTCGCGCCATTGGTGTAGAACTAGGCGGGCAAAAGAATACGTCAATAGATGATGACGTGCCCAGCATGGTGGCCAGCAGCGATCCAATCCTTGGTTTAATTAACTTAGCTCGTTTGCGGAAGGTTGATCTACGCGATCAATACAACATTAGCTCTATCGAACAGGACTGGACCACCGTTAACTTTGTCGATAAGTGCCTGCGAGAATACAAGGACAGTATGGGACTGTATGACTTCACCGACATGCTAGAGCAGTTTGCACAAGGTGGTGCCCAGTTCTGCCCGGAGTTTGATTTATGTTTTTTAGACGAAGCGCAAGACTTGTCCCCGTTACAGTGGGACATAGCTCATCTTTTAGATAGTCGATCTAAGAAGATGTACTGCGCAGGTGATGACGATCAAGCCATCTACCGATGGGCGGGTGCAGATGTAGACCATTTTATTAACTTACCCGGTGGTTCGGAAATACTGTCACAGTCTTATCGAATACCTAAGAACGTGCATGACGTGGCAGAGAATGTCGTGCGTCGCATTGGCAGGCGCTTTCCAAAAGCATATGAACCGCGGTCCGAACCCGGCAATGTGACGCGAATCACTACTATAAACTCTTTGGACATGGCGCAAGGGGATTGGCTAATTTTATCGCAGGCTGGATACCAATTAACGCCCGTTGCTCACGACCTGAAGTCAAACGGCTACCTGTTCAACTACCGCGGAAGACGGTCCATCAGTGAAAAGGTAAGTGAAGCTGTTAACGGTTGGGAACAAATGCGCCGTGGAAAAGAAATATCCGGCAAGGTTGCACGTGTCGTGTTTAGCTACATGTCGATAGGCGAGCGGGTAACACGTGGGTTTAAAAAGCTGCCGGGTGTAGCCGATGAAGACCTCGTAACGTTTGAAACATTAGTCGCTAACCATGGCCTGCTTGCTGAAAAGCATATGATCTGGTCCGAAGCTATGGACAAGCTGCCGGATACTGACCGAGCGTATGTCACGGCACTGCTGCGAAGAGGCGAGAAGTTTAATGGCATACCTCGTATTACAGCGTCCACGATCCACGGATCAAAAGGTGGTGAAGCGGACAACGTTGTGCTGTTCACGGACCTTAGTCCAGCAGCCGATACACAATTTCAACAGAACCCGGATGATACACATCGCGTTTTTTACGTGGGCGTAACCCGAGCAAAGCAGAACTTATATATAGTAGATGCTGAAGATGTTTCACGGAGCTATGACCTATGAAAAAAATAACACTAACCAAATATCAAGAAATGCTTGATGCCATCAAAGAGGAGTACGGGGCTATTCAAGACCCAACACTTCGTGACTGGGATAATCCTAATATTAAGGATGAAGACATGCCCGGTCTCACTCTCACTTGGGACAAAGAACTTAACGAATGGTGCGTGTTCGGTCCCCTCAATCAAACGGTACATTAAAAATGAAACGAGAAGACGTTCTGCGTGAAGCGGAAAAGCTTATTAATGGGCAACGCGCAAAGGATTATGGCGATGCTTATCACAACCACAACAGGATTGCCGTTGGTTGGAACGAAATAATAAAAGGCGCGATGGTTTCGCACGGTCATCTGACCGCGGCCCACGTGGCTTTGATGATGGATTGGGTAAAGACCAGTCGCCTAATAGAAACGATTGACCACACTGATTCGTGGTTAGATAAAGCAGGATACACGGCCCTTGGGGCAGAGTTTACACATAAGGAAACACCTAATGGCAAAATTACAAATGGCAATGTTCGCTCCAAAAAGTGAGTGGATACCACCCATCGAACTACCAGACTTAACGTCTGCAAAAAAGATAGCTATCGACGTGGAAACACGCGATCCAAACCTAAAGAAGCACGGCCCCGGTTGGCCTACAGGTGATGGTGAGGTGGTGGGTTACGCCATTGCAGTTGATGATTGGTCCGGTTACATACCTATCCGTCATTTCGGCGGCGGTAACTTAGATGAAAAGCAGGTTAACAAATGGCTGAAGAAAGTCTTTGAATGTCCTGCCGATAAGATCATGCACAACGCACAGTATGACTTGGGCTGGATTAAGAAGATGGGCTTTCAGGTGAATGGCCGGATCATCGACACGATGGTCATAGCGTCATTACTGGATGAAAACAGATTTAGCTACAGCCTCAACGCTTTGGCCTACGATCACTTAGGTAAAGTTAAATCAGAAAAAGGTTTAGTGGAGGCGGCGCGGCAATTCGGAGTCGATCCGAAAGCAGAAATGTGGAAGATGCCCGCCATGTACGTTGGACCGTATGCGGAGGGTGACGCTGAACTTACCCTCGAACTCTGGAATTACTTCTCCGTTCAACTTGGCAAAGAAAGCTTGTGGTCTATCGCTAATCTCGAACTTGACCTCCTCCCATGTCTTGTTGACATGACGATGCGAGGAGTAAGGGTTGATACGGAGAAGGTCGAGCGAACGCGGGATAGCCTGCTCAAGCGGGAACGGGATGTCCTCAAGGAGATCAAGCGCATCAGCGGCAGTAATGTTGAAATCTGGGCTGCTCAATCTCTCGCTAAAGCGTTCGATAAAGTCGGAGTCCACTACCCACGTACTGAGAAGGGCGCACCTAGTTTCACTAAACTCTTCCTCCAAGAGCATGAGCATCCACTCGCGCAACTCGTGACCCAAGCTAGGAACCTTAATAAGACATCCGGCACTTTCATCAATACAATCATGAAACACTGCCACGCTGATGGTCGAATACACTCCCATATTAATCAAATCCGTTCTGACGATGGAGGAACCGTATCAGGCCGCATCTCCATGTCCAATCCTAATTTGCAGCAAATCCCGGCCCGCGATCCAGAGTTGGGGCCAATGATTCGTTCGTTATTTCTTCCAGAAGAAGGTGAGCAGTGGGCGGCTATTGACTTCTCGCAACAAGAACCGCGCATCTTGGTACATTATGCGCATGTATACGGTAAAACGCGAGGCGTTCCGCTAGAAGGTGCAGCCGATTTTGTAAAAGCATACAACAACGATCCAGCTACGGACTTCCATACAATGGTCGCGGAGATGGCTAACATCCCACGGAAGCAGGCCAAGACTATCAACCTCGGCATGATGTATGGGATGGGTGTAAACAAATTGTCCGAACAACTGGACGTGTCGGTGGAGGAAGCTAAAAAGCTGACGAAGCAATACCACGACCGCGTACCGTTTGTTAAAGGTTTGATGACTGGCGTCATGAATCGACTGAACGAGAAATCGTCGGGCGGATCACTGACTTCGCTGCTGGGACGTAAGTGCCGGTTCGATCTATGGGAACCCGATACGTTTGCCATGAACAAAGCTATGCCCTACCGGGAAGCGGTTGACGAATATGGGCCCACGACCCGACTAAAGCGGGCTTATACCTACAAGGCGCTCAATCGTTTAATCCAAGCATCTGCTGCGGATATGA